GCGTGGGCGGAGAAATTGTTGGTTGAAGCAATCAACAGAATTGCAGACGAAAACAAATAAAAAATAGGTGGCGCGTAGCCACCTATTTTTATATGTCCTATTTATTGTACAGTCCGCAACGGTATTCACGTACAATGGCACGTAAATCCTTGTAGGACAAACCTAATCTGCCGTTCTCATCACCCTGTACCGCTCCGCAATCCATTGCGGCTTGTACTGCTGGTCTTGCCCACGACGGCATATTGTCATCATTGAAATCGTAAATCATTGTAGTTTGAACTACATTCACCAACTGTTTGTTGATGTTTTTTAAATCGGCAATTTCTGCCGCCTGTTTTTCGATTAATTCTTTTAATTCTGTATATTGTGACATAGTTAAATCCTCACTTCCTGTTAATCGTCTTTTAAAATCTTCCCATAGCTCCGGCTGACGTACAAACGGCTCAGGACACTTTTTATCCCACACATCATAATGGCGCAATACGTTTTCTACCGGAACATTGTATTTATTCATTAAATATCTTGTCAATTTAATCGTCTGTTCCACAATCCCGTCACGAATATAGTATTTACCGTCCGCACCAATACGACTGCACATTTCAATCGAAATACTGTTCATATTCCTGCAATACGGGTGTTTGTAAATTTTTGTACCACCGACAGCCCACGCCGCCCATTTATCGGGTACAGATTGATATATTCCGTCATCACCGATAAAATAATGTGCAGACGCACCACGATTTGCACCGCTGAAATAATTGCAGTTGTTCAATGCCGTATCGCCGTTATTTGACGTAAAATGAATGACGATATATTTAATATCGCCATTCCTATATGTATAACAGTTGGACGGGTGACACTGCGGACCCTGTTTGATTTGAATATCCATACTTATTCCTCCGTATCATCTTCGCCGCGCAGTTGTAGCAATATATCTTTCAACTTTTGTGGCATTCGCGGGTAAATTACCGCCACATTTTCCAACACGCTTATACCCTCATTTGCTATGTAAAACATAATGACAATTTCACGAATTGCGACGTTATCGCCTGTAATCTGTTGCAGGACGTTTGATAACGCTACTATAATTAATATAGTAATCTTTTTGAGCAGTCCTTTAAAACCAATCTCACTCGACATTGTTTTTGTGTAGATTGCCTTGATAATACCTGTCAGATAATCCAGCACCATTATCACCAACAGCGCCCATAAAATACTATCCCATTGACCGAATATTGCGGCGAAAAAACCGCCTACAATTCCAATAACCGTACTTGTCCAATTAAAAATCTTATCCATAAATTAACCCTCCATAATCTCCTGTTTCTCAGCTTCTGTAATAAAACCTGCTTTGACAAATACATCAAGCTGTTTCTTGGTATATAGCCCCTTTTTGTAATATCTTTTTATCAATGCCTTATTCATTGCTGACACCTGCCTTTAACTCTGCAATCTGTAGTAACAGCATTGCGTTGATTTCATCCTGTGTCAGCTCACCGTTCATAACAGACTGAACATATTGTTTCATATCCGACATACTGTCAAATGTTTTTGACTGTATCTGTGACAGCTGTTCTGATGTCGGCTGTTCCAACGTTACGTCTGTATGCTGAATTTTTGCAATTTCTGTGTCCATATCGAAATTGTCGTCAGTTTCGGCGAATTTGTTATTTACAACACTGCGTTTTATACGCAATATATCCCTGTCGGTATGTATTCCGTACACTGTGCCGTCAATTTCAACACCGTGTTCATAGAAATACGCTGTTCCGTTTTTCATATAAAATTTGTACATATTCGACCTCCTTAACTCCATGCAACCGTATTACCTTCAGCCACACAACCTTCGTCCAGTTGACCTATTGAGCTTGCACTTGTGACATTGCCCGTTACAACCGACGAAGCGTTAGCTTCGATAACGTACAGATTTTCTAATATGTTTGTTGCCGCAGATAATAGAATCACATTATCACGACAAAATGCCTTGTTTGCATAAATGATATTATATTCTTTACCTTCTGTACTATCCGTTGTTATAATAGACAGATTTTTAATATAATTGTTTGCGAATGTTGCTTCTATACCCAAATCAAAAACGCAGTCACCTTCTTTTACCTTTAATCCAAAGAATGTATTGTCATTACAGATACTTCTCAATCTGACTGTTATACACTCGTTCAAATCTAACGAAATAAATACATTATTGGCTGTATTGCCTGTCAGTGTAATATTCCCGATATCACTACTATTGAAAATATTATGATAACAAAGACTTTTGTTACCGCTGAAATATATTTCCCCTTGCGGTACGGTGTTATCTTCAAATACATTGTTTATAAATGTCGATGATAATACAGACATTAAATATCCCGACTCTGAATTGTCGGTAGTCCATATATTTGTAAATTTATTATTATCTACAAAAACACCCGAAAATTTCATACAGCTACCAGTATTAGTTTTAGTTTTTAAACCCCAACTGTCAATGACGTTGTTTGTAAATTTTGAACCACTGCACATAATGATATTACCAACGGTACTATCATTTTGATTTACATCATATGCTTCGCCCAATATACAATTATCAACAATTGCGTTACTATTGCCAAATAAAATCATAGGATTAACAGATGTTTGAGTACAGGTGGTGTTATCCTCTTGGAAATTTATATTTTTTAACTTCGCCATAATACCCAAGAAGAATATAACTTGACGTGCGGCAGGATTGGTATTTTTAAACGTAATTGAACTACAGTAAGTACCGTCTAATGTAACTCGTATACCTACATTTAATATAGCATTATAATGACCGAACCCCGAAACAAGCCCACTGTCCTGTGTGTTTTCGTTAGTCAGTACACAATCACCCATGATATATACTACCGTGCCTCGTGTGGCTTTTGACAATGCCGCCTGTAATTTCAGTTCGTCGTGGTCGCCGTCACATATGACAAATACTTGATTTTTGGTGATGTCTGTAACTGTTTTATCAATTTCGGTGATTTTTGTTGTATTGGCAGTGATTTTTGATGTATTCGCGTTAATATCATCACGCAATACCGCCACACATTCATCATCATAACAAACGGCGGATTGTATTAATGTTTCCTGTTCACACACATTTCCCGTCGGGTCACCATCAGTGTAAAAGTTATCCGATACAATTTGAAATGAAATTGATTTGATTTCCTTGCTGACTGGAATTTTAATTTTAAATTCCGTTGTTTTGTATGTTGCTGATGTGCCGTTTATCGTGATTGTTTTATCACCGGTATCGGTTGTTGTGTAATACGACTGTCCAAAACGTGCTGTTGTTTGGTCGGTGTATGTAATCAGTACATCTGTTTCACCTACATTCAAACCGCCAATGTCGCAACCGTCCCCAGCTATATGACGTGACGCCACATTGAATGTCAATTCTAATGTGGTTTCCGTTTTCGGTTTACGGCGAAAATTATCAACAACAAAATTGTGATACAAATACACTCCGTTTTCAAACAAATCCGAATATGACAAATATTGTACACCGCTGTCGTCAGTGACTAATGTGTTGTCACTGTTGACGTATTTAGATAAATCATAAAACAGGTTATCCGTTGTCAGTTCTGTATTTATATCTGATATTTTTGCTTTCAACTCGTTGTCCGCCGCCTGTCGGTCTGAAATTTCAGTACTGATTTTTTCATTCAGTGAATGCTCTGCACCCTCTCTGTCTGAAATTTCAGTTGTCAGTTTTGTTGCAATTTCATTGACCGCCGCCAAAAATGAATTTTTATTGTCTGTTTTTAATGCTCTCAAATCTTTGATACCGTCAAACTTCAGTTGACCCGCATACATTTCGGCAACTTCGGCTTTCATATATGTTACCGCTATCTTTGCAACATTTCCCGCTTCGGGTTGCTCTGTAACTTCTAATCCGAGTTTACCTGTATATTGGTCATAGAGCAAATTAACCCACTTTTCGCCTTCTTCGCCCTTTTCCGCAGAAAAAGAAGCTGAAATCGGCTCTGTTTGTATCGCTGAATTCCCGTCCAAAAAGATTTTAGTCTGCACCGCCAAACTGTTTATCGTTATTGTGCCGTCACCGTATGACGTGTTAATGTCTATAGATAAATCTGATTTTTCCAAACTGTGCGTTATTGTATGGACAACATCTGTTTCCTTGCCATACAAATCGGTTTTATCAGCTTTCTCGCCGTTCAGTATATCGTCGGCGTTTGTTCTGTTTGTCTGTTCGGTTAAAATTTGTTCTCGCAATTCACTGTCACCGACCCGCCTGTTTTTCGCCTCTGCGTCAATATTCCCTTGTAACGTATTGTCGGTACTTTCTCTCGCCTTTTTCTCTGCCGTAATTTGGTCCGACAGTCCTACATCAGCATTGGTGCGTTGCGTTATTTCTGTGTCCAATTTGTCGGACAGTGTGTTGTGGTCGGTTTGAATTGTCGTGAAATTATCACGGACAGTTTTCCACCAATCCTTTAACAGCGTTTTTCCGCTAAAATTAAAATTTAATTTCATTTTATCATTCCTTTCTAAATCGTAATTAATTGTGATCTCATTAAAAAAACACGCCGTAAGCGTGCTATGGTGGTATTCGTCTGTACATTGTGTCACCTCATTTTTGGTACGAAAAAAGCACGCCGTAAGACGTGCTTAATTTCAATATTATAATGTTAAAGTTTTTTCCCAGTTCTTTGGAAAACCATAATCTTCAGGACTTACAACATCTTTATATTCTTCAAAGATTTGAGCAATATTAGAAATTATGTAATTATTCCATTCATCTTTACTTGGCATTAAAAAACGCATTACATTTATAATGTCATATATGCAGTGAGATATATTATTCATACTATGTTTTTTACTCTTTTTAGGTGTCTTCTGTACCTTAAATCTATATAACCTCATATAGTGTGCGCATACATTTCGTAAATAAGATATACATTCAATCCAGCTCTCCAAATAAACGGAACCTATATTAAATTTTGATGCAATCTTCTTTTTTAGAGGTGTCTTTAAATTTTTATAACAATTCCACACCATTCCTAAGGTAAAAATTTCAATAGCTACCCAAATAGGAAATCTTCTGTCATATTTCTTTATGTGATGTTTTACGAATGGTATTTTACTATTTCTATTTATTGCTTGTCCAAATTTTTGTAGTAGTTTTTGGTGTTCTTCTTCATCCACGAAAATATCTTTGTTTAAGTAAGATGTTGCACAGGTATTCATCGCTATTACATAAGCGATTTTCGTCTTTAAATTATGTTCAATACTCTCTATCGCGTATAATATAGTAGACCTAATACGTCTATCGCATAGATATATTCTATACGCTTGATTAAAAGAAATGTTTTCGTAATTGTCATCTGCATTTTTATATGTATGTAAATAACCAGTAAAATTATAATAATTTACCGATAAAAGTACATTTTGAGCGAATTCAACATCTTCAATAACTAACTTTCTACCACCTAAAATTTTTATTTGTTCTTCTATTGTAGTCGGTCTTTTTATTTCCATACAATACTCCTAAAATAAAAAAGCAGCCTCAACATGGTACGCATTCGCATTGCGAAGAGGCGTGTTGAGGCCTATCTCATGCGTTATATTATATTCTATCTGCTTAAAAAAAGCAATAGTTTTTTAGAATTTTTTTCTTTTTATTTTTATATTACCATATTAATGCTGTATTGTCAAACAAATATTGACAAAATGCACAAATTATTATATATTAAAAACAAAAGGAGGCTACAAGCTATGAAAAAATTTATATTAGGTTTTATAACGGGCGGTATAATCTGTGCGACCGCTACAGGTTTCGCCGTAGAATATGCCGTAACGGCTAACCCGTTCCCTGTTGCCGTAAACGGTACAGAAACGGCGATAGAGGGTTACAACATCAACGATAATACATATTTCAAATTACGCGACGTTGCCGACGCTGTCGGTGGTTTCAATGTCGGTTTCAGTGACAACACTATTACGATTGATACAGATACCGCCGCCGAACCAACACCCACACCGCTACCGTCATTTACACCCGCACAAATTTCGATTGTTAAAGGTGACGACGGTTACGACTACACCAGTGACGGCATAGAAATTGAATACGTTGACGGTGTTGCATATATTGATGAAACAGATATACAATATATTCTGAACGGCAAGGGTGCTAAAGATTATTCATTTTCAACTACGGCAATAGTAAAATCAGAGGGTAAAAAATATGTTCCTGTAATTCCTAACTTGCCACGTTGTGAGAATGACCCTCGCTTAATTCGATTAGATTTTTATATATCCACAATCAAACCTTTTTTAGATACGCTTTAAGCGGGAATTTATTTCCCGCTTTTTTATTTTATTTTTTCTCTTAGGTCTTTGATTTCTTGGACAATATCTATTCCGTTAATTCGTACATAATTCGCATTGATGTCCATTTCGTGGTCCACTACTGAAATACTGCCCTCTGCTCTGACAGGTCCCATAAATGTAATGCATCCGTCTGCTCCGCTACCCAAAGTTAAACCGCCATACAGTTCCGCAGATTTCTCTGATTTTATTTTTCCGGCAAACACCGCCTCGCCCTTGTTATCTATGGAAACATTTTCTTTGCCATTTGCGTCATATAAACAAAAAACATAGATACCATTTTTATATCCGCATTCAAATCTAACAACATTATTTTCGTCCTGCATTGTTATCAGGCTGTTTTCTATTGTCAATTTACCGTTGTCAGACATTATCGTGCATAGATTGGTATATAATGCCCCTGTGAATACGTCTGATACAATTATTTCATTATCGTTTATCACCGTAGTCCAATCCCATTCACCCTCGGTTTTCTGCCCTGCAATAGCCAACTGACCCTTGATGATTGCGACAGCACTTTGACCGTCGGGACTTTCAAACAATGCTCCGGTCTGATACTTGGCGATATTCTCATTCTGCAGTGCCTCGTTTATGCTGACTTTGACGTTTTCTCTCATCATTTCCAAATAGCTTGTCTTTATTTCTTTCTTGCCGTTTCGCTGTATTTTTTGGATTATATTTGTTGTGGCAATATCCTTGAAAAAACTGTCTATTGTGACTTGCGGGTGTCCCACTTCAATGGTTGATTTCCTCGGCTCGAACGGATAAATTTTTGTTGTTATAATTCTTTGCAGCGTTTTGGTGTTCATACTCTTATCGAAAATTTTCACCCTGTCCCCAATGCTCGGTTTGTTCAGATTATGATATTTGTACGCCTCGCAAACATCAACGTAACCGACAGTCATTGTATATTTAGGAATATCAATACGTTCTAAATTATCTTCTGAAAATTGCCACTTTGCCAGTTTCAACAGTTCGTCCGGTTCTTCGCATTCGTCAAAATTTGAGAACCCCTCGTAGACGCCTATTTTTTCAACCATAGGACTGTCTATATACTGTTTACCGTTATTGACCGTAGATATATCCAAATCGTCCTGTCCGTATGGATATAGTCGTGTTATTAATGTAGACGCGTCGCGTGACGATTCAGCTGATTTTGCATTGAAACGTAATGTTAATTCGTTACCGTTGTCCTTGCCGATTTGTTTAACCAGTGCCAAATTATAATTATCTACATATAATTCGCACATTGTCGATTGTTTTTCTAATGTTTCTGACAGCGTAGACACACCGACAATCGGTGTTATCTTTGACGCCTCAAAAAAATCGGTTGCGGTGTTCACCCATTCCATTCCCAATGATTTTACCTCTGCGTCCGTCATTATATGTATATTGGTGTTTTTAAACAGCTGTGTCATAATATAACGCGGTGTTTTTCCCAACATATCACCGATATACTGAATATGTTTAAATTGTGCGTCCATATACAGTGCCAGTGCGTATATTTTATTATTATCAATAGAACGAATACGGAAACATTCATTCCCTACCCTACAAATACGGTTGTTTGCGATAAATTCCCATTTAGCCGAATCTATCGGATATTCAAATTGCAAATTGTAGCTGCCGTTTAATTCGTGTGTAATACAAACGTCCTTTGCCTCGTCCAAAATTGCCAAACCGTTTGAACTGAAATCGGTTTCATTGCAACTGTATATGCGTATCATTTTATTCATTGTATTTCCTCCTGTTTTATAAAATCGACTGTGTATAATAGAACAGCGGATTATAAATAATTTCGACTGTTCCGGTTCCGTTTGACTGTATTGTTATTTCATTTTCACCCTGTCCGATTTCTATATAATCACCGTTTGAATATTCTGACGTATTGGTGTCACCCTCAAAACAGCTGAACAATTCGCAATCGATTGTGAATTGCGTAGTTTTGTGATTATATTTTATTGTGTTTCCGCCGCAGGTAAACGATACTGATGTAAAATTACCGTTGAAAACTATCTTAGGTCGTACCGCCGCATTTCCGGCATTGTTTAGTTTAAATGTGTTTGTACCGTTGGCAATTTCATATATATGATTTATCGGCCAATCTATTTCAATTTCCGTATCTAACGGAATATCCGCACCTAACGGAATACCCTGCGTATCATACAGGAACTGATTAAACGGTTCACATCTGAATGCTACAACGGTTTTTCCCGCTCGTTGTAGCATTATAGTCATATCTTCCACGGTTA